CGGATGTCGCCCGGCGGTTCGGGGTCGGTCAGCGTCTGCTGCGACACGAAATAGGTGGCCACGTGCCGGTGCCCGGCGATCGTCAGCGGCCGGTGTTCCAGTAGCGCGCGCAGCCGCGCGGCGATCGTCAGGGCCTGCGCGTAGCCGCGGTACTTCGACCACACGTGCAGCGTGAGCACGGTGTTGGAGCCGTGCGAGTCGTGGGCGTTGTCGGGGGTCTCGATGGCCTCGCCGATGACGATGTACGGGTAGGCCTGACCTTCCTTGACCCAGTCGAAGACGCCCTGGACGAGGCCCGTGAGTTCGGCGTCCGCGTCCAGGACGGCGAGCACGGCCACTTGCAGGGGCAGGCCGGCGGAGTCGGAGACGGGCATGCTCACCGCAGATGCCTCCTCACCTCGGCCCGCAGCCGCGTCACCAGCTCGTTGCCTTCGCGCTCGAGGGCGGGGATGAGCGTGGGGTTGGCGGGCAGGCGCTGGGTGCCGCGTTCGTGGAACATCGCGTACAGGTCGTCCTGGTCGCGCCAGCCCACCGACGTCTGCAGGCCGTCGTTGTCGTAGGTGTCCTCGACACTGTCGTGCAGGTTGTTGGTGTCACGGCGCACGTGGTTCTGCACGTCCGCCTTCATGGCCTTCCCGGACTCCTTCACCGCCGCCTGCGCAGCCTCCCGCAGCTGCGGCACCACCTCTTCCAGGCGACGCCGCAGTCGGTCCAGGCCGATCACTTCCACACGTGCCCGCCCGCGCCGCGCCATGAGCGGTCACCTCTTCCGTGACAGCTGCTTGCGGATCTGGTGCAGATCGGCGGCGATGGCGAGCAGGCCCCACGCGACGGCGCGCGGCACGTCGACGTCCACGTCGCCCAGGCCGAGGAAGTCCTCGGCGCGGCGCCGGCACTCCTGCGCCGACGCTTCCGGGAGCCGCGGTCGCTCCTCGCGGGGGAACACGCCGTCCATCAGCTGCCCAGCTCGAACACGGCGACGGTCACGGAGGTGACGGCGCTGTAGGTGATGGCGGCGCGGCCGGTGGCACCGCGGTAGACGTCGGTGAGCGGGATGATCGCGTGGTCTCCGGTGGCCACGACGAGCGAGGCGTCCGCGATCGCGTGGCCCTTCACGGTGCCCGGGGTGGAGACCGTGACCGTCTTCGACGAGGCGTCGGCGTTGTTGATGTAAAGGAACCGGCCCGGGCCCGTGGGCGCGGTGTCGCCGCCGACGGCCGCGGCAACCGCCTGGGCGGCGACGTCGATGATGCCGGTGGCGACCGGCACCGCGATGAGACTGAGATCAGCCATCGGGTTCTCCTTCTGTCTGGATGAGCTCGACGAGAGCTTTGGAGTAGACGGGAGTTGAGGGCTGCACGACGGACTGCACCCGGAACTCCTGGTGGTTGCCGAGGGCGTCGGTGCCACGCAGCTTGTCGCCGCGGCGTACGTCCGCCGATGGCAGGAGGTAGATGTCGTGCGAGTGCCGGGACTGGGCCTGCGCGGCGATGAGCCGCTCGGTCGGTGAGGGCTGGTCGACCTTGGCCCGCACGCTCCCGACCTCGACGAGCGTCAGATCCTGGCCGCCCGAGCCGTCGTCGGACGTCTGCGGGCGCCACACTTCGAGCCGCCGGTTGAGGTAGCGGCCGATGCTGCCGCGGCCTCTCACCGCGAACTCAGCAGGGCTACGCCGCCGCCGAAGCGGGCGGCGAGCCGCTCGCACAGGTAGTCGGGCAGTTCCATGGTGGTGATCAGCCCGGCATCTCCGTAGGTGACGGAGTAGTCGCCGATCCGCTCGGCGCGGATGTCCCCTGTGGCCAGCCCTGCACCCTCGGTGTCGGCCCGGTAGTCGGCGAGGGCGGTGGCCGCGATCCGGCACACCAGGTCGACGATGTCCGAGGGGACGGTCGCCAGGCCGTGGGTCTGAGTGACGTCGACCTCGGACGGATCACAGGTGGGCGACCACCCACACCGGCGCCACAGCCGGTGCGAGCGCAGCCGCCAGTCGGTGACCGCCTCGCCGTCGATCTCCACCGTCGCCACCGAGACGATGGGCGGGCCTGGCAGGGACAGCCACTGGGTGGCCGGCCCTTCCAGGGAGACGGTGGAGGTGGTCTGCGAGATCGGCACCCCGGCCGCCTCCCGGACCGCAGTCGAGGCGACGTCCAGATAGGTCGTGGCGACGGTGGTCTCCTCGGGCTCCACGGTCAGGCCGCGGTTGGCGAGGTCGCCGATGGTCGCCAGTGCCGCGAGTGTCACGGCAGCCTCCTTGCCCGGTCAGCCGACCATGTCGATGAGGTCGTCTCTGGTGTACACATCGGCGTCCTCGCGGCCGAGCAGGCCCCGCTTGACGATGTGGTCAACCCACTCCGCCTTCGGTGCGTCCTCGGCCGGCCTTCCGTCCCCGTGGGCGGAAGGCCCGTCCGGGGACGGCTGTTCGGGGAGCTCCTGGAGCTGGCCCTTGGTCATCGCCTGGGCTGCCTCGGTGCTCAGGCCGTGCACGGCGGCGGCCCAGAGCACCCAGTCGTCCTTGCCCGCCCGCGCGCCCGGGCGGGGAACCTGCCCTCCCGTCAGCGCACTGGCCTTGGCGGGAGCGGGCTCCTGTACCGGAGCCGGTGCGCCCATGTAGTGGGAGCCGTCGGCGTTGATGCGCTGGATCAGGCCCCTGCTCAGCCGGTCCTGGACCGACTCGTGCAGCGGCAGGTCCATCGCGTGGATCCCGCCGCCCTCCCCCCGGATGTAGATCGTCTCAGCCATCACGTGGCCCTCGGAATCCGCAGGACGTCGATGGTGCCGACGTAGCCGGTCTCGAAGTCGATGTGGAGGTTGCCGTCGTTCTGGAGGAACCGGCCCGACTCGAACGGCCCGAAGTACCGGACGCCCGTGGTCAGGGCGACCTCAACGGTCAGGTCGCCCTGACCGGCCGCCAGCGCCGGCGGGTTGTCCCCGGCCCGGACGATCAGGTCGTGCGCGGCGGCGTCGGTCTGTGTGGCGCGGATGACGGTCAGCTCCGGGACGGCGTCCTCGACGACCACGCCGTTGGTGACGAGCGTGGCATCCACGGTCGTCGGCCCGGTGGCGCCGTTCAGGGAGCCGTTGGCGACCAGGTTGCGGTACGCGACTGCTGTGCGAGGCATGGGTGAATTCTCCGATCAGGTCTTGGAGGCGACGAGGGTGACGATGTGGTCCGGGCGGATGACCTTGGCGCCGTACAGGTGGAGGCCCTTGATGGCGTCGCTGAAGCTGTTCTCGGGCCGGTATGCCTCGGTCTTGTTGATCTGCTCGGCGAAGGAGATGGCCTGCGGCACCCCGGCCTGGACCACGAAGTCGTCGCCGGTGGGGTTCGGCGCCTGGTTGGACTGCGCCAGGTTGAAGCCGAGCGTGCGGCCCAGGAAGCCGTTGCTCAGCGGCTCGGTGGATCCCGACGCGGAGGCGTCCAGGTACTTGCTGCTGTCCAGCAGCAGGGAGAAGAACCAGTGCGGGCCGACGAGGTAGCGCATCTCTTCGGGGATGTCCGCCTCGTCCATCCGCAGCTTCATCGCCCGGATCTGGGCGTAGGCCAGGTCTGCGGTGGTCACCGACACGGTGCCGAGCTGGTTGGCGGTCGCGGCCTGGGTGTACAGGTTCGCCACGAAGGAGTCGGCGACCTTCGCCAGCTGGTACGCGGCCCTCGACATGGCCTCGGGCATCACGCTGCCCTTCGCCTGCCGCTTGTCGACGTCATCGACCTTGAACGCGAAGTACTTGCTCTGGTCGACCTGCAGCGTGCGCTGCGCGTCGGTCAGCTCCTCCGGGGTGATGACCGTGGAGTTCGCGGTGTAGGTGCCGATCGTCGGGTCGGAGATCGAGGTGATCCGCACGATGTCGCCCGACTCGGCGATCTCACCTTCGTAGTCGCGGTTGACGACGCCAGGCTGGCCGTAGACGAGCCGGGTCCGGGTGCCGACGAGCAGTCGCGCACTCCAGACTTCCGGCCGGAAGCGGGTGATAGCCACGGTGTGGCCTCCTTCTTGGGTTTAGTCGGCGCTGAGGTAGTCGTCGAGCTGGCCCGCATCCTGGGCCGCTACGATCTGGTCGGCGCTCATGGTTTTGAGGTCCTTCTTGGTGAGCTGCTTCGGCCGGCCCGCCTTGCGCGCTGCGCCGCCGTCGCCGGTGCCCTGGAACCTCTTCGCCGTTGCGGCTGCCAGGTAGGGCCGTTCCTTCAAGAGGTCGTCGATCGCGTCGGTGATCTCGTCCTCGTCGACCTGGCCGTCCTCGTCGACCTCGAACTGGTCGAGGTCGATGAACGTCAGG